TAATGCAGCCGTTTCAATAGCTCCCGACACTTTTGCAACCGGTATTCCATCATCATCAAGACCGGTCATGGAGGTAATGTCAGCATTTGCTCCTGACTTTGCAACCCCAGCCTCTACAAGGGTTCTGTCAACCCACTTGTTTGAAGCATTGTCATACTGCAAAAGATCAAGATCAACTGGCCCGGTTATTGCTGTGTCGGTAAGCCCTGCCAAGGTCGTCCCACCACCATCAATCACAGTTTCAAGAGCCGCTTCCGTTATCTTCGCCGTCTGCCGGATAGCCTCACCTGCGGCATCTGGTACGGAAAGAGCTTCAATCTGATGTGAGTTCATATCAAGGTTTTCAGACTGTGCGCCGAGGGAGGTGTCTGAACCTGCTGCATGTAACGCTGCTTTTTCTGTATCTGTCACATAGTTATCATCTTCACCAAGTGCGGCAGCAACCGTTACGTCTATATCCGCATCAACTAAGACATCAGCATGAGATGTTTCATGGGTTGAGGTAACGTCTGCCAAGGCTTCTATTCCATCAAGCTTATCTTTTTGTGTCTGTGTAATATGTTCGTAATCATCTCCATCGTTCAGTCCCGTCAAATCATTATGAACTTCAGGGGAACTGACAGGAAACAAAGTAGCATATGCACCAGCAATGTCATAAAAAACATCTACATTTTGAGCCACCGTTATCTTACAAGCAAGTTTCGCAAAACAACTTAAAAACTCTGGTATTGAAGAGGGAACTTCGGCACCCTCTGCCGCTGCTATTTTATAACTATCCTGTCCATAAAGAACATGAAGATTAGAAGCGTAGTCTATAAAAACCCAATGAACTCCGTATCGAGCAACTCCGATATTAGCAAGTCCAGTTGCTACATCATTATACTGAAGTTTATCAATCTGAGTTTGGTCTGCCGTACTTACCCACGCAGCAGGGCCAGCATCTCCATCATAATACCAAGTTGTGAATTTATCTACCGCAGAAGTCTTAGCAGAAATTGTAATCTTATTTCTACCTAAATAAAACACCCCAGCATCAGATTGAATTTCTCTTGAACCAGCCACTCCAGCGATAGTTATATTCCCACCAGAAGCCCTCTCAAAACCCCGTACCGCTAATGTTCGTTCATGTTCTTTACGTAGAAGATTTGGAAGTTGAATACCTGACTGAATTATATGAGTGGCAGTCCCATCTCTGTAAACTCTGCCAAGAGTATGCTGAGTATTCAATCCTATAGTTGATCTATCAGTAGTGACCTGTAATCTCACAAAAGGAGTAGTTGCCTGGTAATACTCCACATAAATGTAATTCGCTTTCTGGTCTGTCAGAGCGACATTTGCACCTGCCAAGTCATAGGCTTTAATCTCTCCTATCTCTGAATCAGAGGCCCTTATATGTCCCTTAACAGCACTTACATCCACAGAACCATCGGCAGGAGAAGCAGCAGTAAGAAGTCCTCCTAAGACGTATCCAGAACTCATAGTGTTGTTAAGATAGTCCTGCAGATCATCATAAGTTGCAGTACCAAATTCCTTAACCTCAACATGATCGGCTGAAACTATCTTATCATCTACATACTTCTTAGGTACTGCGTGGTTATCTTCAACTGGTACTATATACTTAGGGCCTAATGTAAAAGAATGAGCTTCAGTTTTATACAACTCATGCAAACCAATGCTATCCTGATACAATCTTCCAAATAAGGCGTACTCTTTATCAAAATCCTGATGCGCAATCTCATAAATATAAAGAAGAGCAATCGGATAAGACGCTGGCTCATTCAATAAAACATAATTACCATCAGCATCTAAAGTAGCTCCTACCAACGTCCCGCCGGAGGTAAGAGGAGTTCTAAAGTTAGGCACGTCATTAACAAAGGTAGAAACTAAAACACTGCTAGAATCTCTCCATAATTCAGTTACAATTTCGCTATTAGGAGGAGGTACAATTACACCACTCATTCCACTGGTAACTGTTTCATACCACATTGCTCGTACTGTATCAGTATCATACGACATAACTGTTTCCTTTATTATTTAAGAAAGGTCACAATTTGACCTTTTCACTGAATTGAATTTTAATAAATTGTTCCTTCTCTTAACAACTGATACTGCTCTTCAGCTCCATAACGTCTTCGTTCTTCTTCTGACAAATTACGCTTTTCTTGCTCTGCCATTATTTGCTTATCACTTGGCATAATACCAAATCTTTCATAAAGTTTTATAAGCGTTTCATCGTCATTCGATAAGAAAGCATCAGTCATATCTTTAAGAACTTCAGTCTTCTCTAATCTGAGATTCTTTTTAGCTTCATACGCTTTAGAAGCTTCGTATTCTTCTGCGGGTCTCGGCCCGACTGTTCTCTGAAGAACTTGTCCACCAGTAGCATAATATCTAATATGTCCTTGAGAATCATAAATTGGATACTTCCCTTCGTATCCATCTCTAACAGCTTTATAGGCTTGAGCTAATCTTGTAGCCATTATAGGAGTAAGCTCCTTACCAAGCTGTTCAACTCCCTTTCCTTCCTTAGCCTTTTCTGCTATTGTAAGTGCACTTGATACTGTTGGTCCAGGACCTGACGGAAGCAATCCTCCACCAATATTTATAGTTTGCTTTGCATGTCTAAGTGCACCTCGAGTATCGCCCTCTGCTAAAGCTATAACAGTATTCAATCCTTCTCCCCAAGTAATACCAAACCCCAAAGCGTTTGACATATCCATATCAAGCAATTCCTGTAAAGTATAATTAATTCCTTCAGCGTACGCCATGTACTTTAAAAATCCTACCTTATCTTTCTTAAACAGTCGGTATAAAAATCTTGCTTGTTTTAAAGGGTATGATGTAAACTGTAATGCTATTCTTGCGTAAGGATTCCAATACATTTTAGCCATACCAAGTTTACCATATCTAAACTGAGTTTCATGTACTGCCTTTATTCCCTCTTTTGTTGCAAAGTCTGTAAGTGCTTCACCAGATAAACCTTTTCCTTTTCCAGTATCTAATCCTTTTAAGTAACCTGAAAGATAAGCGTGTTTTCTATTCCCAAGTTCCATTTGATTAAACATATATCTTGCAACATCATTAACAGCTTTCATACCAACGCTTGGAGGACCTTCAGTTAAAACTGACGGAACTTCTCGTGTAATACCAGTTTTATCAAATATAGCATTTGTATTTTTTCTATCAAATAACATCATCTTTTCTGCTTGAAGCGCATATCTTTCTCCAACAAAAGCAACAGTATTAACTCTTTGAGATAAATTTACTAATGCTGATCTTGGATTAAAACCAAGTGTTCTAATCCATTGAGCTGTAGTAATTGCATTAGAAATCTTATCCATTGGATGCTTATCATATCCCATATAATGTCTAACTAAATTACCAACGTAAGGTTTAAGTCCAACATCTATATCAGGATACAAATCAGCAGCTATTTGTTTAACTGCAGGCTCATCAAACATTTTTCTAGCTAATCCGTGTAAATAAGTTTCATACGCTTTCAAAGCATCAAACGAATATCCTTTTGCTCCCTTTCTTTTAGTAAAAAAGGCAAAGAAGATTTCTTTAGGTAATTGTCTAAACGCAACAAACTCCCCACCTTCAAGTTTAGTTATAGCTGATGTAAGACTGTTTACTTTATTTTTATACTTAGTAATACTCCCCTTCTTTGTTGCCTTTGCTAACTTAACCTGTGCAACTTCAAGATTTGTTTTGAAGATTGTAAGTAATTCTTTAGGATCAAAGAGATGTGGTAAGTACTGATCAATACGTCTGCTAAGAATTAAATGTGCTTCACGCTCGCCGGGGCTTAAACTTTCTATATAATCTTTATTTAGAAAGTCACGCATCTCTTGTTGTTTACTCTTATAAGCAATACGTTCTTCGCCTTTTAGTTCTGATACTTTTTTACTTCCACGAATCTTCTTTGCTTCATCTGATAGAGTCTTATATTCTTCTGCCCTTTCCTTACTTAAGTCAGCAATTTTAGTTTTCTTTGGATGCTCTTTTCCAACCTCACTTACAATCTTTTTATACGCCTCTTCACTACCACAAGCTTTTCGAGCAAATTCGTTAATAAGAAAATCGTAATTATCTTTAAAGAAGTCATAAGCTTTACGCTCTTTTTGTGTTAGTGTATTTATATCTCTTTGGCCATCTAAAACCTTACCAATATTAATAGATGACTCAGATCCCTTTTTAATTCCTTGTGAAGCATCTTCATAAAGCTTTAAATTTCTGTGCAAGAAAGCATTCTTTCCTTCCTCAGCATTAATTAAAAGTTTAAAACTCTCTTTTGCTACAGGATCTTTAGTTACAACACTTGCAGGATCGAATACAAGTTCTTTAAGTTCTTTAACTGTTACTCTTACGGTTCTTTTTACCTTTCCTAATGTTGCAGATTTTGTCTCTGCTGCTTCCCATAAATCTTTTGCAGAGTTTTTAAGTCCACGTAATGTTCCAGGAATTTGAGTTGGGTCAAGACCTGAATAAAGTACGGTATTACCTTTTCCCACTTCCTTTTTTATCAGTGTTTTTGTAGCAATATTAGTTTTCTCTAGCTCGGCAATATACTTTTCAGCTTCAGTAGCACGCCCAGCTTTCTCTGCCTCTCTTACCTTCTTACTAACTTTCGGAGCTGCTGCTCGGAGTTCTTCAAGTGTAAGTAACTTACCATGATCTCCAACAATAAACTTTAGTTCATCAAGTTTTACTGCTGGATTAATCTTAACTTCATTAGGATGCGTTCCTGTGCCTTCAATAGCTTTCTTAGGATAAATAATAGCAACAGGAGTTTTAACTTTACTTCCATATGCTACAATTCCAAACTCTTCTGGTATTGTTGAAGCAGAGATTCCTAAATTCCCTCCGCTATCTTTACCAAGAAAATTCTCTCCTGTTTTAAGCATATGATTAACTTCAACAACATTAGTAAAACGTATAGGAGCATCTGCAGCAATCTCACTAGACGCACGCTTCTCCTTTATTGTATCTTTTGTTTTACTTATTACTTTTGCGTTTTCTTTTTCATCAACTACTTTATCTTTAAGGAGTTCTGGTAGTTCAGACTTCTTTACCTTAACTTCCTTCTCAGCTGCCAGGTCAATTTTTGACCTTTCTGGTAAAACTCCTTTAGCTTTATCTACAGCCTCCCTAAAAAATTGTCCTCGTACTCCTTCATCAAGTGCTTCTTGAAGTTTACCAGTATCTCTAAATGCTTTAGATTTAATTTGAGACTCTTCATACAATCTCTCAAGTTCAGTAACTTGTTCAGGTGTAGCCTTCTCTCCAAATGCTATTGCTTCTTCTGAATTTTTGAGTTCTGGAATAGGTTTAGGTTCTTCTTTAGCTTTTACTACTTCCTTCCCCTTTACTTCTCTTACAGCCAACTCTTCCTTCGCACCTTCAACTCCATACTCAGCCTGTTTCTTTAATTCTTCTTCAGGCATCTTCTCCCAAACAGGTGCAGGTTTCTTTTCCTTCTCTGTTGACTTTTCCAGTTTACTCTCCATCTCATTAATAAAAGCTGTATCTTCTTCAGTCCATAAAGCATGTTCTTTTTCAACTAATTCTTCTACTCTAGCTATTTCTTCAGTAGTTATTCTTTCAGTTACTTCTTCCGGTACAGTAATCTTTTCTTTTTCTGCAATCTTTACTTCAGGCTTTACAGTATATCCCTCAGGTACTCCTTTAGGCTTTTCAAGAATACCTTCTGCACCTTTAAGCGATACTGCTTTCTTTGCAGATGTAACCTTTTTAACCATATTATTAATAAGTGTTTGTTCCCTACCTGACATCTTATTATACCATTCAGGAATTTTAACTTTAGCTTTTCCTATGCTCTCACCTCCATAATGAAACAAAGCTAATTCCACAACAAATTGAGATACGGCTTCTACTGTTTTACTATTCCAAGATTCACCAACTAGCTCAGCAGCTTCTTTAATTGGAGTAGTAATAAACTCAAATCCCTTACCAATAAGTTCAGTAGCTTTTTTTCCCACTTCTGTTTCTGGTTGCCATACAGCTTTTCCTACTTCTTCTTGAAATTTCTCTGCCTGTTCAGTTGTATCCTTTCCAGTTAATTCACCATATCCAGTTATTCCTATTTTACCAAGACTTCCAGCAATCCATGCAGGTCCAGCTGTTGCCAGCATAAGTCCTACTTCTCCCAAAGTTTTAGGAGCTTCGAATATTTGTTTAGCTGTATCAGGTTTTATAAAAGAAGCTTCTGGTGTAGGTTCAGTAGATGGTCCAAGTTGATTAATTATAGTACCAGGCTTTCGTTCATACATTATATTACGAACAAAGTCTTTAGCATTTGTTATAGGTTTAGGAGCTTCAACTTCTGTAGGAATTGTTTCAGGTATAGTTGGAGTACTTACTTCTTCCGGCGTAGGAGAAACTGCATCATCAAATATGACATCAGCTGTAGAAACAATACTCGGAGCTTCGTCAAATTTTATAGTATTAGTATCAACTACTGAAGAATCCATCATTGGAGCAGCAGCTATTGGACTATCAAACTTTATAGAGTTAGTATCAACTATTGCTGTATCCATGCTTTACTCCCATCTGCATTTAAGTAAACTTTCTTTCCGCCAGATGTTTTACCTGAATCGACAAACCCTTCAGGAGGAACAAGTTGAGGTTGTTCAAGACCTTCAGTAGAAAGCTCAGGTGCTTCTAATTCTGTTTTAGGTTGTGACCAAAGTTTACTTATTGCTCCAATAACTCCACCCGACTTCTTTTTAGCTTCTTTTTCTGCAAGTATCTTTTCCAGTCTCTTTTCCATACTAGTTTTAGGTTTTGGAATCCCTGTTATTGTAGATGCTATATCAGTAGGAACGATATTTCCTTGTGCATCCATTAACCCACCAGCTTTAGTTGCAAAGACTGGTCCTTTATCAGTCATATACATTTTACCAAAGGGTTCCATATGTTTCTTAAATTCCCACGGTGTCATCATTTTACCAGTAGGACTCTTAACAACTCCTTCTCCTTTAGCAGTTTTAAATTGTTTTTTATATGATGAGTATAACCTTTCTTGCTCTGTACTTACTTCTGTTTTCCTTTCCTTTGCGAGATCTTTTTGTCTTTTAGTCCATTCCGTATCTATCTCAGCATCTGATTTACCTGCAGCTTTTTGTGAACTATAAAAAGTTTTATATGCTGATAATGTAGGATCTTTTGCAGTTGTTGTTGCTTCAGTAAATTTCCTTACTCTTTCAAGTGGATCTAAAGCCTGAGCCTCTGGTGATCTATTCCACGCCTCCCACTTTCCAGGTTGTTCTGCTTTAATCTTCTCAATTTGTGCTGTAAGTAGTTGTTGTCGTAACAATTGGTTCGGGGACTCATATTCTCTCTTTGCTCTTTCTCCGTAAGCTTCAGCACCCATTGTAGATAAGTCTTTTCCTAGCCTACCACCAAAACCTTCTGGGTCAAGGGCATGTGCTGCCATTCCAGCCAAGCGAACGAACTGATCAAGAGGTACTTGAGTCTTTCCAACTGGTTGTTTCCAGTATTGACTAAAGCTATCTTTAGGAAGCGAAAGCAAATTATTAGGCGGAGTCTCAGGAATACTTGCTGGCTGAGTCGACGTAGCCGTTGGTGTTGCTTCTTCAGTTAAACCTAAGCTTTCCTTAATTTTAAAAGGCTCTTGGTATAACACATTTTTAGGAGTAGAAAACTCCATTGGATCTTTTTTCTTCCTGTTATATAGTACATTCTTTTGCATTATACTTCTCCTTTATTCACTCATTACTATTGCTACACCAATAACAAAGCCAATAACTGCACCAATCACAGTGCCCCAACCTGGAAACATACTACCAATAGATGCTCCTTGTACAGTATAACTAGCAACAAGCAAGACTTTAGAAAGATCTGAACGTTTTCTCTTTCCAACATACTTATTATAGCCTGCACTCCGTTGCATAGAACCTAAGACTACTTGCTCAAAATCTAAAACAGTAAAGGGCCAGATAACATTTCTAAAAGCAAATTCACTATCTGCATCTACACCTACCATAGAAGAAAGATAATACAGTTTCATTATTTCAGTATAAGAGTCTGTAACACCTTTTTGCCAGTTAAGTGCTGTGTTATATTTTGTGTTAAGATTTGGAAGCAATTTAAACTTAGCATCTGCACTTATAACAGATAAATCTTTAGTTCTCTTACATTCAATATTAGCTTTATTAATAACAAAAGAACTGCTTGATACAGCATTATTTTCTCTCATATGTAGCTTAAATTCAGGAATAGATTTTTCTGATAAATCATCATCTGACAATGCAATCATAGTTTTAATCGCAACATTTACCTCATCAGCTTGAAGTTGATCATTAAAAGTAGTATCCCATAATACTTCCAAATTATAACCTGACATAAACTTCCCGAACATATCATAGAGTGACGGGAAGTCAGCAATCGTATATCCTATACCAAGCATTGCAGTATTGATATCATGATCAGTATAAGAAGTATAAGGAGAAGTATTTATAATATCTTTACGAGTATTAACTACAGTACTTAACATTGCAATATGTTTCTCCTCAATATAAGGAGCATATCTAATTGCTTTAGAAGTATGTTCTGGTTGACTACTACCACTACTACCCATGATAACCTCTTAATAATAATAAGCTGCTGCTGCACCAAATGCTGCTCCAGCAATCGCTCCATAACCAGCTCCGCCAGATGACGCAGGTGTAACTACGCCAGTAGCAGAAGTACTTGCTATTGTAGCAGGAGCAACCTGTCCACCTACCATAGCACCCATAGCAACTCCACTCAATGCACCACTAAGAACTCTAGACATTGTAGACGCTCCAGCCGCATCAGTCTTCTGATTGGTTGCACCTTGTAAAGCTCCCAAAGCAGCTCGCTCAAAATCAAGAACTGTAAAAGGCCAAAGTGTATTTTTTGCTGCCATAGCATAGTTGATTTCATCAACATCAGTTTTTGCTGAAAAATACAACTTCATAATTTCAGCATAAGTTCCAACAACTAACTTATTCCAATTAAGATGTGTAGTCCATCTTTCTTGAGCAATAGGAATAAGTCGATACTTTAAATCAGCTGAAAACTTATTTATTACTTTTGTTCTTGTACTTTCAATAAGAGACTTACCTACAACAAAAGAACTACTCATAACAGCATTCATATCTCTCATACCAGTTTGTAGTCTTGGTAAAGAAGATTCCTCAATTTCATCATCTATTAAATCACCCTCTGCTGCGATTAAATCTCCAACAGCAGATGACTCTAAAGTACTAGTATAAAGTTGCTCCCACAAAGCTTCTATATCTAAGCCAGCCATAAACTTTCCGAACATATCATAAAGAGAAGGAAAGCTAGCTATAGTATAACCTACTCCAAAGAATGCATCATCCACTTCGATATCTGTATAATCCTCAAATGGTGAGTTTGCTACAGCAATAATACGTTGAGCTTGAATAGTAGCTAAAAAATTCTTATGTTTTTCTTCAATATAAGGAGCATACCTAATCATTGTTTGTGTGTTTGCTGGTGTACCACCACCTCCACCACCCATTTTAGTTACCTCCTACTTCATAAATAAAACTTCTGTTTCGTTCAGTACAACCAGAAATCTTAGCCATTTCCCATACACGAGGATTTCTTGATTGAAATGTAACAGCAAAGCAACCTTCTTGTATAGCAAGATCACGTAAAATTTTAAGGTTTCTAAACAACTCTGCATCTGATATAGGACGCATTGAATATAAAACTTGAAGAGCTAATTCTTTTTTAAGTAGTATTTTATCTGTTATAATCTTTGTAATTGCTATACCATGCAGTATTCTATCTTTATCAAGAATAACAAAACACTGAGCTTTATCACTAAGAAGAGCTTGTAAAAGGTCATTAAAATAGTTTGCATAGTCTTTCTTGTCAACCTCATCAGCTTCAATACAAGCATATTTTATTGCTTCCCAAAACGTAGGAATTTGTATAGCTAAAAGTCTATACACACTATTATTAATAGGCATCAGCAACTCCATTCACTTTAATATAATCAAGTTCAAAATATTCATAAGCTAAAGTTTTAGCTCGAATTCTAAATTCTCTTCCGTAAGCAGTAATATTTACATTACCAACAGAAGATACAAGATACCAAGGAGTTTGTACAAAATCTGCTGCTTTACTCCTTCGATAATCAATTGCTGCATAGAGAGCAGTTGTTACATCTGTTCCAAACTCTAAAGAAAATATTGTCTTTCCTACTCTACTTTCTAAATCATAAATATCTGTACAGATCTCAAACGGATCAGTAGTTATTGTCGCAGAAGCAGTAACATACTGAACTCCAGATTGGTAATCCAAGCCAGTGATGTTTGGTTGACATTTGCCAAGGCTACCAGTTACTACATCATAAACATAACCTACTGATCCGTCACAGATATATACAAGATTATTAAGTTTATCATATGATACAACAAGACTATCATTTAATGTTGAAAGATATTCAGAATAATCTAAAAACTGCATACCATCAGACAACTTCCATAACTGTCCAAAGGCATCTACAAAGAAGTGTTTAGCTTCGTCACCAGCTACTGCATGTTTACCTTTTAGTCCTACTCTATAAATAGTATCTAAACCAAAAACAATACCAGAAGGAACTAGAAAAGATACACCATTCTCTCCATAAACAATTGGCTTTCCTCGTAACTTCTTTACAGCATAAACATAACCCTTCCAATCTAATGGTCTTTCGCCAGCAACATTACTTTTACCAACAGTAAAATTTAACTCTCCAATATCAGACCACTTAATCCAGTTTTTCTTTGTAGCTGAAATAAAAGGAATAGTGCCTGAAGGTAATAGACTAAGTGTTAAAGTTAACAAACCACTTACAGCCATATCTCCTGCAAAGTCTCCAAGAATTGACATGGTTGCAGTTGGTACGTCAGTAGCAACATTAATAACTATTGCAGCCCACTCACCTTCTTGAGAAGTAGTAAAAACTAAAATACCTTGGTCTAGTACTCCTTGTGAAGAAGTTCCTGCACAATCAAAAGTCAAATCCAAAGCAGGATCACGTTCACGAGGTACAACAACAGAATAAACACCACTGCTTTTAGCAGTCATTATACAACTACCATCAGCAATGGTATTTCCTACGCCTACAATAAGATAAGAAGGAATTATCGGTAATACAGGTATAGGCCTTCCTTGTATAATTTTACCAGCATAAAGTAAGGTAGACATGAAGTTTCCTTTACTAACTTATACTTCAACAACAGCATACATATCAGCAACACCAACAGCAGATATATTCCACACTATAATACTAGAGCTTACGGGAATAACAAGACCCTGAGGAAATGTCCATATTACTCCAGTTCCAACAGTAGCTGGAAGGGAAACTCGTCTAAAATAAGTAAGTGGTACAGTAGGATCAGTTCCCCAAGCTAAGGCTGAACGAACAACTCCAGCAGCCAATACATCATTTGGATCTTCAACCTGGAAATTCACAGCTGAACTAGGTGTCACTCCAGTTGCTTGTGGTCTACCAAGCCCAAAAGTTGATGCAGTAGCTGCTGCCATAGTAATACCAATCTCAAATACCTTTACTCTACCCGGCGTCGATCCAGTTAAAATCTCCCAGCAACATTTAGTAATTGTCGTCTGTGTCGTTCTTACTCCAAGTGATAATCTCATTTTTCTACTCCTTATGCTATTGAAATATTTACATTAGTAACTTTTAAAATCTGACCGTCTGCTACAGTTACATCTCCACCAAAATCTATGTAAGATATAATTGCATCAGTATAGTCATCACCATCACCTGTACTTGTACTATCATCATAAATAATAGCTCCAGACGCTACAATGGATCCTCCATCAGCCGTCCATTCAGGATTATCCCAAGCAAGAGTAGCATTATCTAATGTAGTACTTACAGTTATTGCAGCCCCTGTAAGCTCTGCACCACCTGCAGTATATCCACTACCATCAGCTATTTCACTTGCTGACACGTCAGAATAATCTTGGTGAGAGTCTTTATCAAAGACAAAGCCACTCTTCATTAAGATTATTTTAAAAGTATCTGATGAACTTACCTGTCCATCTAACAACATTCCTTTAATATAATTTGCTATTGCATTAGCCATAATTTTACCCCAAGTAAAATAGTCAATTTTTGACCTTTCTTAGATTAACTAAGCGATACGAACTTCGACATTAGCAATCGTTGCTACTCCTCCATCGACCTGTGTCTGCTCGCCACCAAAATCAATGTAGCCTACAACAGGATCAGCTGTTGGCGTAGCTACAGTATCATCAAAAATAATCGCTCCAGGAGTCGGTCCGATTGAACCACCTGAGGCAGTCCACTGAACATTGTCCCAGGTAACTTCGCATCTATCATCTGTATCATCTTCTGTTACTGCGACCCCTGCAAGAGTTTTTGTATTCTTAGTATATCCATTTCCAGTTGCAAGTTCATAAGCAGATACATTCGCATAAGCGTGATGTGTATCCTTATCAAAGACAAAACCTGTATCCATTAAAATAATCTTAAAACTATGAGCGTCAAAATCAATTACTCCACTTGCAAGCAAAAACTTTATTTTGTTTGATAATGTACTTGCCATTTTATTTCTCCTTTATATTTATTTTGCTCCCCATCTAATTAGATATACATACTTCCATCCAGAAGTACCATATATTCTGCCATTAAGAAGTCTTATTTTAGGTACTTCGCAAACATTATATGCGTAACTAGCTCTTAAAGTCCATGCATCCGTTTCATTCCACTCTAAAAGATTACCAAAAGAACCTGAAGAGTATCCACCTCCAGTACATCCAAATAATCTTCCTCCAGCTACTAGTAAATCTCTAATAAATGTTTGACTACCATACTTTGGAGCAACTTCAGTCCAAGCCTCTGATCCATCCCACTTAAGAAGTTTTCCAGAAGGAGATGTTCCACCATAAACATTGCTATTAAACCAAGCTAAAGATTGTATTGCAGTATCAATTCCCCATCCATTTGCTACTAAATCAAGTGCATTTTCTCCATCCCATTGGAATAGTCTAGCTGAAAAAAGATTAACACCATCATTTGAGTTATCACCTAAAAGAATAGTGGAATCATTAGAAACAATAGAAATAATATAAGGTGTTGAACCAGAATACGTAGCAACTATTTCCCAAGCATTACTTCCATTCCACACCATAAGTCGTCCAGGATTATAATGAGAAGCATATAAAAGTCCATTATGTATTACTAATTTAGGAACAAAATTATTTGATTCATAGTTAGAGGTTTTAGCAGTCCAATCATCTGTACCATTCCACTCAAGTAATCGTCCATCATTTCTTACTCCATATATTTTATCGTTGAAAGAAATAAGATCAGATATATATTTTCCAGTATTTGTTCCTATTGGAGTTACATAACTTGAACTACTTAATTCATTCCATTCAATCAATCTGCAATGTGTATGCCCCATATAAAGTTTATCATTAAATGCCACTAAAGAATAAGAATAAGGCGCATAACTACCACTAGATTTAACCCATACATCATATGTATCTATAGGAACTATAGGAATCTCACCAGATGAAGGAGTCGGAGTATACCCTTTTGACCAATATCCGCAAGGATTATGTTTATTGATTATAGGTATACCACTGAATTCGTGATCTAAATCCCAAGTAGGATTATTAATACTTGAAATTCTATCACCCTCGTTATATTCAGTTTTAGTTACATCCCACTCAGACATTATTTATTCCTATGAGTAAACCTTAGTCCATCTCCAAAGAATTCCAGTATTAGTATTATCAACTTTGTCTCCAGAACTAAATAGTCTTCCGTTATAAAGACAAAGAGTATTTACAGTATTAACATCTGTTAAAGCAGCTTCAGTAAAAGAACTCTCTTCATACAACCAAAGTGTACATCCGCCAGTAGAACTCCCACAAATAAGTAATTTACCTTCATAATCTATTATGTCTAAAGAATTTTCAGAATCTGACATCTCTCCACTTTGAAGTACAAACTGAGAACCATCGAGTAAATATAAATACTTTCCTTTAGTCATATATAAACTATTATTATAAACAACACAATGACCTGCTCCGCCATCTCCAGAAATATAATCTGCTATTTTTGTTAGAGTATCAGTTCCGTTCCATACTAATAATCCAGCTACTGTATTTAAATATAAATCATCATTATAAACTATCATATCAGCAACAGTCTCTGCATCTGCAACTGCATAAGCTCCCTTTGATACCCAAGAGGTAACTCCATCCCACTCTAAAAGTTGAACTGAACTTGGCGAACCTTCATAAGTATATAATTTCCCATTATAACTTATAAGAATAGTTGGAGAATAATAAGTAGTATTTGTTACTATTCTTGTCCAGCTACTTTCACCATCCCATTTATTTAAATTACAATTAGCTCCTAAGCCATAAAGATAATTTCCTAAGGTTGCTAATGATCGAGTTGCATTTGTAGACGCATAAGCTATTATTCCTATCCAAGCATTTATTCCGTTCCATTTAAGTAGTGTATATCCTAAACCATAACTTGAAGCATAAATCTCATCATTATAAACTATAAGACTAGAAGGTCTATTTACTGTATCATCACCATACTGAGGAGCTACTTCTTCCCAATCACAAGGAAGTCCGGGATCTGATGAAGGTATTACATAATCCTTCGACCAATAGCCACAAGGGGCATGCTCTGGTGTTATAGGATCATTACCTTGTCCAGGAGGATGCCACACTGAATCAGCAATAGTAGCAAGTTTATCTCCTTCATTATAAATAATTTTACTTGCAACAGGAGTTAAATCCCAAGGAGTTTGTCCTTGATATGTTTTCCAATTAGTCATTACGCCCACGATCCTTGTTGGCTTAAAGTCAAATCAAAAACACTCGCATTAAATAAAAGGCCTACTCCCGGGATAGTTACATCAGGAGCACCTATTACTACTTGCCCATTATAATTAAGGATACTATTAGCAGTAGGTAAATCAGTTGTAATACTGTACTCCCCAGTTCCATAATCCCTAACTACTGCAACTTTACCATTACTTAAATAAGCATAACTATAAAAATCGACAGCCGACCATGTTGATCCGGCAGTAACTTCTAACTTCTCTACCAAAGCACTGTCTACCCACTCATAAATTTTTGTACTACTACAAACAATAATCATGTTAGTAAAAACAAAAAGCTGAGGAAAAGGAAAGACATCTTTAATACCAGACGTATCCATTCGTGTTAGCTCGTCAATAGCAGCTAAGACACCATCTCTACCAACAGCTCCTTTTGATTCAATAAGGTATTTACTGTTTCTTGCAACACGTTTCGAAGGTCTTAATCCCCTCGATAATTGCTCAGCTTCTATTACAAACGAAAAAGCTCCAGCCATTTAAAGTACCCCATTCCCTGAGAAGTCAACATCTTTAAAATCTGTTGGTATTGTTTCAGGTTTTGTATCTACATTTACATCTTGAACAATTATCATTCTTCTTTCAATCTCTGGTACAGCTTTCTCCAGAAGATCTTCGTACTTCATTATAGGATTTTTACCTTCTATCATCTCTACAACAGCCTGGACTATGTCTTTTCGACCTGCAAACTCAGGATGATCTTTGTAAAACTTAGTATTAATCTTATGTAAAGCTGCATGATTCGCCATTAAATTACCAACCACCTCGGGTATCATCAGCAACGTTCTTTCAACAGCTTCATTTATAATTTCATTTTTTTCATCTTCTGTAATCACAACATCCTCCTAAAGATAACTATCTGTATTTATTGAGTAACCTGCTCCGTAGCATCCATTTGCAGGAATTGGAACAAAAATTGGTTCAACCTGATTTGCTGCATTAATAGTAACTAAGGTACTATACGAAGTCTTTGCGATTAAAGCAACCTCAGAAAATACCGCCCTTCCATACTCCGGAGCCAATCGAATCGCTAAATTAAAAATTATTGCTTCTTCATAATAAACAGGAAATGTAAGTGTGTCAGTAGTCAAGCCAAACGATCCTGTTTCAGTGAAAGGTTTAAAACTATCAAGGTAAAGTGTTTCTGCTGAATCTGGAACGGGGTAAAGATAAACGTTTGCTAACGGATAAGTCGGATGAAAGAACAAACTGTATGGGCGCGAGGAAGTATCTTTATTTGAAATACTTCTGTATCTTCCTTCAGCAATTATATCAACTGGATGAGTCATTCCACCACTATCAAGAATATATGCACCGAGAACTTGGTTAGGTCGAGCGGTGACAATATCTCCCCCCGATCCCCAAGTATAAGAAGCTTTACCTGCTGTAAGTGTAGCATTCTCTTTAACAGTTGCAAAGACATTAGAACTTAATGCTCCCCAAGATCTTAACATACTTTGAAGAGCAGATAATGCTTCTGCTTGTCTAGCAGTCTCGATAGTTTCTCCACTACTTAAAGCCCCAATTTTTCGTAGGCTCGCACTCAGTAAATCAGATACTAACATTTATCTTACCCCGTTTAGTTACAGAAAGGTCAAATTTTGATTATTTGTCTGGATCGAATAATTTCTTTTGCTTTTCAGTTCGATACTCCGGAACTTCTAATTCTTCTTCACTTGCTTCTTCAGTTGCCTTAACTTTTTTCTTCTTCTTAGTCTTTTCAGTTTCTTCAACCTCTCTATCTCCTTCATACATCGCTTCGTGTCCTGGCAGTAACGTACACTGACCAGGATGTCTTACCCAACCCGCGGCAACAAGTTTATCAAATGTTACTTGATTTCTAACAATCTGACCTTCTGGATGATCCTTATGAAACATCCAATGAGGAGCATAATCATTAAGAGGTTGAGTTTGCTTTACATCACTTTTAGTATAGACTTTACCTGATCCTAACAATCTGTTATTCGAAGCCATTACTCTCCTCCTTCAAGCACCTTCCAAGCCTGACCAACAATTATTGCTCCGTAAGCTTTACCTATAAGTTTCTTAAGTAAAGCAACCTCCTCTACGGCTAACTCAACAGGATCGGGATCTGCTTTAATTTTACTTGCCAATTCCCATCGTTTCATCTTCTCTTCGCCAGAAAGATTTTCTTCATCTTTAAACTGTGCAAACAACGCTTCAATAGCTACACCACGCACTGTTGCAGGTTCACCTTTCATATCAGGAAGTATCTCTCCATCCAACGTAAATAAACCTTTTCCTAAAAATACTATCATTTTCTTTCCTCCTTGTTTTGTTGTGGAGAGGAACCGAAGCTCCTCTCCGGGTTAAATTAGTTTGTTATGCAGGTGTTGTAGACGCCAATAAGTAATAGTCGTCTCCATCAACTGTGCATTTAATCTTAACCATATCACCACCATGAGCAACACTTCCATCAGTAATGAATCCATTACTACCTACCATACAAGTATCAAAAGCAAATAAGCCACCCTGAACATTTGCACCGTAGATACGGAAGATATGGTCGACTACACCCGCTTGCTCGTTGTTATTACTAATCCATACCATATCACAGCTTCCAGAAGATGGATTAGTAGCCATCTGATTATCAACCCAAAGAGCACACATCTGTCGTACAGAAGTAAGTGTTCCACCCGCAAGTAATTGGGCAGTAACACCAGATATGACCAGCTGACTATTGTAAACAGTTCCAGTAACAGCAGCTCTACCATGAACACCTGTCAAAAACTGAGCAGTAGTAGAGGTTGTCTGCGTACCTTCAAAATCAACATGACCTCTTAAGGTATAAACAGAACCGATTCCTCCCCCATCACCAGTATATTTTGACGAGAACCAAGAACCTACATGATAACCATCGGCTTTTGAATAATCAGAATTTACTTTAACTGCGCTCATTGCTGAAGTAGCTGTTGTAAGAGCAGTTCCAACCGACATTCCGCCTGAAAATACAACCTCACCAGAAACTTCAACCGTATTAGCAAAAATAATAGGGTTCGGTATGGTTACTATTTCTTCGGCGTTTTCAAAAACTCTATCGAGGTAACTCATATTTATTTACCTCCCTTAACCCCATAAACGAACTGCTAATTCGGGATAAAGTGTTTTCACCCCATACAAAATATCGAGCCTGATGATTTCCTCATCAGCATCAATATCATACTGCTTAACAACACGAATACTAAGGCCAGCATCAGGATCAGTTTCTCTTGCACCCCAAACATTTGCAGGCATTTCAATAGGAACTGTGACCAGAGCAAAAGCATTAGGATGAAAAACCAAATTCTGAGGATACGCTGTAGACTCTGTTCCAATAAACGTCAATGCTGCATCTTCCAAAGGATAAGCACTAACAGTAGTGTAAGGATCAGTTGCACCATAAACAATACTAGGTGAGATTTTAATCGTCATCGTAGTATTGCTTGTAGCAGCTTCCGTAACAGTAAATCTACGAAGCTCACCAGTACTAGCACCAGACATCGGATTAACTGCATAGACAGCAGCAATAGTAAACACATCACCTACTGTAACAGTATTGTTAGTACTATCCCAACCCTTGGTAACAATTTCAGATGCTGTCTCACTTATAGTAGCATTCATCACAGGAGTAGCACTAGCTGTAAACACTCCTGTCGTATGACGAACAACATTCTGATCAGAGAACAGATCCAGGTTAGCAATCCGACCAAGGAAACCCTTAGTCATAATATCTTTCGCAACCTGCTGTGCAAAAGTACCTTTCAGACCGTCAGCTAAAGACCAGTTAGCAGCGGGATTTAAAATTCCAACTCTTGTATCACTTGGAACAGCTTCATCATCAAGAATCCGCTGAGCGTCTCCAAGAACAGCAAACGTAGCTGGAGTAGTTCCTGGCGTACCTGCAGAGTTGTAAATATCATCATACAGTCCACAAAGATCAGCATCTACTACATTCGCAAGCGCATTAGCAGCAGGAGAAATATATCTCTTACTATAATCTTCAATAGTAGTTGTCAAATCAACAGAACTAAAAGCCCAGGATACATGCGCTTGAGTCGACATCGTGATAGAGGTACTCGGCTCAGACAGATCCGTGTTATCTCTTGTTTGTGCCTTTTTCGCTCTAAATTTATTAGGCTTACGAACAGTAATAGTTTGCCCAACCTTAACAAACTCATTTTTGTAAGCCGTATGTACATGCCTAGCCATTGCAAGGTTGTTGGTAAGTTGCATCAACGCTTCCTTTGCAATGATCGTAGGGGTTAAAAGTGTATTATCTGAAGCCATTATTCTTACTCCTTATTACGTTCTCGCCAAGCCCTGTATTCCTTTGGAGACATCTTTGATGGGTCTTTATCTGTTACACCTGTAGTCTTTACAGGAATTATAGGCTCTGGCGCTTTAGTTGTTTTCTTCTTCGGAGTCTTAACTGGTTTTGCGTCAGGAGACTTTTCGCCTCCTTCACTTGAGGTATTCAGTTTAGGAATTCCCGCAGCAATCTCCACCTCTAATTTTCCAATTTCTCTTGCAGCTTTAAGCGCTGACATCTCACCAAGTGACGCAGATATATCTGGGTTTGAACCAAGATAGTATAAAATTTCCTCAGAAATATCTGATTGAAGTATCGTTTCGATCATATCATGAGTTAGAACTAAATCCTTATCAAAGACAAGAGCATCGTAATCATCATACTTATCACGTCCGCGATCAGCAATTGTCTCTAGTTCCTCTTCAATATCTTCCACAGCCTGCCTATCACTTGTTTCTTCTGTTTCGGCAGTAGCTTCTGCTAATCGAGTATTTAACTTTTGCTCAACCTTCCAGTCTGTCAGTGCTTCAAGATATGACGGTGTATCCTCAAAATCTTCAGGGTCTGGTTTATCTGTTGCTGGAATTGTAAGTCTAAGCTTCTTCAACTCAGCTTCTGCTTCAAGACGCTTCGTTCGCTCAAAATCTCGATCTCTTTCTACTGTACGCCACTTCTTAGTAAGTCTACCAATACGCTTTGCAGCTGAATCTTTTGCAGGCGCTTCTGCAGCTTTTGCTTCGATTTCTTCCGCAGTTAATTTTTCACCTGATTCTTCTTCACTACTTTCTTTCTTAGCCTCAGGTTTTTCCTCGGCTGCTTTCTTCTCAGCCGCTTCTTTCTCGGCTGCTTTATTTTGTTCTTCGGTTGCAGCTTCTTCAGATTCAAGTTCATCTGCGCCAGTCTGAAATGGTTCAGTAGAATCAACTGACATTAAGTTTGCATTATCAACTCCATTTACTACACCACTGACATTTAATTCTACTTTCTTTACTTCCTCTAGTGATTTTAACATAGCGCAAGCCTCCTAAGCTTGATGCAGTGAATTTCTCACTGTGAGTTAATTTTACTGATTAGTTACTTCTTTTCTCTCATTTTACGGTACTCTTGCGGATTCATTTTCTCCACAGGTTTCTTTACTTTTGGTTCACAAGCAATCTGCTCAATTTGTAACTCTACTGTATACTGAGGTTTTGCCTCTCCACCAGTACTTTGTCTTTCGACCATTCTTACTTCAGTAACTTTTGCTTCAGCTGAAATAACAACTCTGTCACCAACATTGTAATCTTTAAGTGATGGAATTAATTTTACTTGCTCAGTCTCAAAACGAAGCTGAAGTCCGTATGGCCAGCGATCTCGTTCACCTTCCATTATAGGCTGATCGTATTCCTTTAATTCCTTCTTCGTTTTCTTAGGTAGTTTCATATCTATTAAATCCATTAGTTTCCTCCTAATTTTTCTTTAAATACTTTTTATTTAAAGTTTTACGCTCTTTCAGTTTTTCAGCTGCACTCCTCCAGTAAAGGCTATTTTTATCTGCTTTCATTCGAGCAAGAAAAGCTGCGCCTTTGCCCTCCATAATTTCACTAAGTTTATTTTTAACTAAATATTGTGTCTTTTTAACTTTCTTTTTAACTTTGCCTGCAGCAGACTGCAGTTTATTTAACACTTCATACTTTGGAGTCTTTTCTGGTAACTCCTTTCTTGGAGTCGAAGCAAATTCACTAAGAGATTTCTTACTCATTCCAAGCACACCCTTATTTTCTGCGTATACTTTCTCAGGACTATGCTTGGCAATAGCCATTAAGCGCTGTTGTGCTTTCGATTTAGCTGGCATTTCCTTCTCCTTCATCTTCCTTTAAGATTTCTTCCATCATAGCTTTTAAAGATTCCTTAGATTCTTTAACCATAAGCTCGTTTCTAATTCTCAATCCCTCCAGTTTCATCTTTTCTTGTTCAAGTTTAATCTTTGCTTCCTCAAGTTCTATTTGTCCTGCTGCAAGTTGCTGTTGTTCTTGAGGATTAGGCTCAGGCGGAGCAGGTGACTCAACCGGAGGAATAGCTGGCTCACCTGCTTTTTTAGCCGCCTTAGCAGCCATCTGAGCTTTAATCTCCGGCGGAAGAAGAAACTCAAGTCGCTGCGATACTTCTTCGGCTCCTGGCCAATCCATATACTTAGCATACAAATCACCAATGATAGGTGCAGCATCAGGATAATACTGAATAAATTGTTGGATAGATTGTTGTGCCTCAGTTCGTTGTGTAGTAAAAGAAGGACCGACTGAAACAACGACATCGTAAGTTCCTATAGACAAGTCATTAAATATCATACCATCTGGACCTTCAGCATTAACTGTATCAAAACCAAACTCACCATCAGCAAGACCAAGTCGAACAACACGTTCAGTATCTAAAATACCGGGAGCTATATCAACAAGAATTCTACCGGTATGCTCAAGTGACCTAGAAAGATTATCAACAAAAGCAAAAGTCCCAACATCACCTTCCTTCTTTTGCTCTCTAAGTGCTGCTCCACTTCGTTCGTTACTTTGCATACCAATTGAAGCTTTTTGAAGACCAACTGTATCTCGAATCTCCTGATCAGCTTCACGAAGTTTCTCAACCATAGCTGAAGAAACCTGTGGAGGTGTTTCACGATGCGGCCATCCTGGAGCATCTTTATCTGGGTTTGCTAAAAGATAAGGGAAGTTCTTTCTATGTGCTTGCTTCCACTGCTTTTCATGGCCTGCTATTTGTATTGGAGTAAGTACATAAGGAACTTTTGGCTGCAAAGCAACTGTTTCCGTATCACTAGAATTATGTGTAGGAATCATTCCTATACCTGCTAAATATAAGGAAGATTTACTATCTACTGTAACACATTTAACAGGCTCAGACTTTACTGGAGTAATACTTTTAATTCCATAACGCTTAGTTCGTCTTTCTTGTGCTACAACCTTTCCAAGCTCAACTAATTTACGAGACAATCTAAAGACAGGTAATCGAGTAGTAAAGTAGAATTGATATTGCATTTTAGCATTATCATAAACATTTCCACCATTTCTATTTCTTACTACATACTTTGCTTTAATACCCAAAGTTCTAAGAAGTTCTGCAAATCCTTTAGCTAATTCTAGAAGCGTAGTTGTAAAACTACATTGGCCATTTAAGTTATTAACTGATCCGTCAGTATCCATTAAACCTTGTAATAATTGAAGTCGTTGTCGAAAAGAACCTCGTACATATTCATAAGGAATATGTTTATTTCCAAGTAATCCAAGTTTTGTAAATTTACTTCGTAGCCCAAGTAAAGTGACATTTACACAAGTATCATTATTTTTTAGCTTTCCTAATTTACAACCAAAATATTCTAAATGTTTAGCTAATTCTACCCAATCAGAAGGACTCTGAGTTATACTTGGTTCATCGGTATTACCATCTCCAAGCCAAACACCTAAAACATAAGGAGAAATAGCAAGTTCTTTTTCTGCAAGTTGTAAAGGTTCTGTTAGCCATATAAAATGCTTTCTAGGAATTAATTGATCTGTAGTTAATGTCTTTGTCTCCCAGTTATAATATGGCGCATTTTCTTTCCATCTTTCCTCAACTGTCCACAAATGTTTTATATCTGCTATTATAACTGAACCATCATCAAATAAAACTTCAACACAATCTCGATTCTCAAATACAGGACTAATATCTGTTACAGTACAAATTTGTCCTTTTTCATCAAACAACTGGTAACCTACTTGAACATCTTTCATACTTAACCAACCATCTGGACTTGGTAATAAAGTATTTAAGGAAAGTGCTTGCCAGTAATTATAGGCTCGTTGCGGATCTTTAGCATTTCTTATAAGACTACGAAGTACCCTTTTACCAGCAACATTAAACTCTTTGCCCCAAATAGGAATAACGGGAATATATTTCTTTCCTACCCACTCACGACTTTCAAGAACAGCATTTCCAGAAAGAAGATACCACATAATCTTATAGGATTCAACTTTTCTCTCGTTAACTTTTATATCGCCTTCTCTTAAGGTATCTGTAGTTGAACCATCTTCAAGAAGATACAATATCTTTTTAACTGGCTCTTTTACAAAATACTCTACTACTCTAACAGTAGCTTTAGTTGTCCAGCCTTCTACATACTGACTACTTGCCGAACTAAAAGGTATTGGTTCACGTCTATACTTATCTTTATACTCATCCCGATCCATATCAGAAACAATAAAACAATATAATGCATCAGAACAATCATACTCAATATGCTTACCCCAATACACTGAAAGTGCGTTATCAATTTTCTCAATATAAGCTTCTTGATCAAAAGAGTCATCTGAAATATATTTTGTTACTACTCTCCAAGCACCATACCCACTTGCTACTGCATGCTCAAAGCCATGATCAATAGCAATATCTGACTTTGAAATCTGTTGTACATGCTTAATCCACCCACCAAGAATATGAGCAGTTTGAGTATCGGCCTTAGAATCAACCGGGACTACTTTGATTGTAGGCCGATTCATTCTTTGATCACCTACAACCTGATCAATAAATACAGGCATTTTGTTAATAGTAATACAAGGCCTACCGTCAGCTTCACGTTCTGCTCTTATTGCTTCCGGCCACTGTTTACCCTCAATAGCTATAAACTCAAGATCATTTTTTGCAAGCTTACGATTTTCACCATCATCTTCAATCGCTTTTGCAAGACGATCTCTAGCTTCTGTAAGAATTTTTTGCTCTGCAATAGTTGCCATTAGTTTCCCTTATTTACTCCAACAGTTATACCATTACGAATAAGTTTATGTATTGCTCGTATTAATATATCAGCACGAATTAGTTCAGCAAAGATTTCAGGATTAACTGGATGAAAAGTATTAACTGTTCCTCCCTTAAAAGTAAGCTGAAGTAGATTTTCTGCCTCATAATAATCAAAGTGTTCTACGTTTTCCATTTAGCACCCCATCCAAGCCGTTGAACCATAACCTTCATTTCTATAATTTCTTGCGGGAATTTCTTCCTCCTTTTCCTTTCCAAATACTCTTGTAGCTGAGTTATGAAAGTATTCAGTTAATCCAAGAGCATCTGCGATATTCGGAGACTCTATTCCACGCGCTTTTAAATCTTTCTTAGACTCAATAACATATCCGCCGTGAGCATTAAATGTGTACCTAACTGTAGCAAGCTCACTTGCAAGTTGTTGTCCCATTGTTTCAGTCTCTCCATTTACTACCACATCTGGAAAAGAGTACTTACCAAGTAAACAATTATCTCTAACTCTACACCACAGCTCATCCCGAAGTCTGTTATATTTAGTAATATCACTTGATGCAAGTGCTACATTAACCTGATAAAGATTCTTCATCTTATGTTTTTCTAGCCAATCAGCTACTCCAGCACCAACACCAATAACATCTATTGCGCAACCATCAGCATCAAGTTCTTGATAAGTCTGATTAATAAAACCACCAAGATCAATAGTATTAAGTTTTCTAAATGTTTCCCAAGGATCAATTCTTAAACCCTGTCTTGGCATTATAATAGAACTATCATCGCCATATCTTGCAACATCCACTCCAAGAAACAATGGTTCATCTTCAGCAACTATAAACTCCTGACCAATACATTGTTCTGCAGTCCACAAAGGAATTAATGTGTTTTCATCCTGCAGTGGTGGATTACCTTCAACACGAATCTTAAAGACATTAGAATCTATACCATATTTTCTGGCAAAGTATAAAGGCATTGAAGGATCTACAATAGTTGACTTTCTACTATCCCAGTGGAATTTACACCAATCTTTTTTAATCTCACTATTAAAATGTGAGTCGTAAAAATATCCCGTATTTCTAGTCATATTACCAATTAAGATCGTTTTATTATCTGGCTGAGTTAAAGCTCCTTCTAAAGGAATAAATGTTGGATCAGGTACACCTGAAGCTTCATCTATTAAGATAAGTAAATGATCTCCATGAAGACCTGCAAGCGTTTCAGCTTGCTCTTCCTTTGTTGCCCGGACAGAAGGAGAGATTAAACGAATCCACCATTCCTTAGGTGCTTCTTTACTAATAATAGAATCTTTTAATACTTTAAACTCCTCTGATACAATAGACTGTCTTAACCATTTTGATATCTCCGCAAGAAAAATATCTCGTAACTGCCGATTAGTGGGAGCATTTGCAACTACCTT